CAACCACGCACAGATCACAATGTATTTAAACAGAGTGGATTTAAGAGTGAGAATAATGATACAGCAGAGGCATCACCACTCGGTAGATTTGCCGCCAATCTATTAGTAAGTGATAATGTATTAGATACTGGTAAAAAAACTAAGTCAACGGGTGGTCGAGCATACCAAAATACAAATGATATGTATAGTGGTGGATGGGAATATGATGAAGAAGGTACGGGAGAAAATCCAGGTAAAGGAGATGAGGGAGATTTTAGTAGATATTATAGTTTAGACGAGTGGTGGAAACATAGAGTGAGTAGATTACCAGAAGAAGTTAGAAATACATTTCCATTTTTGATTGTACCCAAGGCAAGTAAGTCTGAAAAGAATTTTGGAGTTGGTGGAACTGATACAAAGAAACAAAATGTCCATCCAACAGTAAAACCTATGACATTAATGAGTTATTTAGTTACACTTGGAAGTCGTAAAAGTGATATAGTTTTAGATCCATTTATGGGAAGTGGTACAACTCCAATTTCATGCGTAATTTCAGAAAGAAAGTACATAGGTATAGAGAAAGAAGAAGAATATTTTAAGATTGCCGAAGCGAGAGTAGAGAAGGCATTGAATCCAGCAAATTTAGTTAAACACGAGTTCTTTTAATATGTCAGATACATTAATACAATTCGGACATTCATTTCAGAAAAAAATAATGGTTTTATTATTATTCAATAGACGTTTTTTACAAACTATTAGTGATATTATTTTACCAGAATATTTTGATTCTGATGCTGATAAGTGGTTAGTAAGGACTATTAAGAAGTATTATGAAAAATATAAAGTAGAACCTACATTAGAAGCAATAAAAATACAAACAGATGATATTACATCAGAAATGTTAAAAAAATCTGTTGTAGATAATTTAAGAGAAGCATTTCAACATAGAGAAGCACCAGATTTAGAATTTGTAGAAGAAAAAGTTATAGAATTTTGTAAAAATCAAAACTTAAAAAGTGCAATTATGGACTCGGTGGATATGCTAGAAAGACATGATTATGATGGTATAAAAACAGTTATAGATACTGCTATGAAAGCTGGTACTACAAAGGATTTAGGTCATGATTATGTAGAAGGATTAGAAGAGCGATTAACAAAATCTGTTAGAGATATAACTCCTACTGGTTGGGAAATAATAGATGAGATAATGGATGGTGGATTAGGTAAAGGTGAAATGGGAGTTTTAGTAGCTCCAGCGGGTATTGGTAAAACTTGGATGTTACAGAGAATATCACATCATGCACTATGCATGGGTAAAAATGTTTTACATTACACTTTAGAATTAAATCAATCTTACGTTGGATTACGGTACGATACTATTTTTTCAGGAATTCCAACAAGTGAAATAAAATATCAAAAGGAAGCAGTTAGAAAGGCGTTGGAAAAGGCTAAAGGAAATTTGTTAATTAAATATTTTCCAACTAGATCAGCATCAGTTCAAACTTTAAATGCACATATGAGACAAGTAGAGTTAAGTGGGTTAAAACCAGATATTGTTATAGTTGATTATGCAGATATTATGAAAGATATTAGTGGTGGTAAGGAGTTACGACACCAATTAGGAAACATTTATGAAGATTTAAGGGGTCTTGCAGGTGAAATGGAAGTTCCTATATGGACCGCATCACAAGCAAATCGTTCATCACTTGAAGAGGAAGTTATTGGAGCAGAAAAGGTTGCAGAATCTTACAGTAAGGTTATGACTGCGGATTTTGTTGTAAGTCTTAGTAGAAAAATTGAAGATAAAGCTAGTAATACTGCTAGATGTCACGTTATAAAAAATAGATTTGGTGTAGATGGTATAACATATCCATGTACTATGAATACACATACTGGGTTGATAAATGTTCATAGACCATCTTCTAAAATGGGAGTAGAGTCTTCTAAAAAAATGAGAAGTGCAGAGGATTTTGTACGACAAACTGCTAGAAATGCTTATAGAGTATTAGGTCCAGATGCTCAAAAAAGTAGTGAAGAAAAAACTTCTGAAAAAAACTTAGATGGTTTTGAATAAAGTTGTAAAATTCATAGTTATATTTTAATATATATTGTATTTATTATTGGCGATGGTAAAAAAATTTATTAATATTGGGGAAGAAATTTTTCCCTACTTTTATATTGGGAATAATTTTGGGAAGAAAGAGAATATACCGTACTAAAAAAGAGCAATTAGATGCTAGACGAACAAGGCAACGGAGATATTATTGGAAAAATAGAGAGTCTATTTTGGAAAAAAAGAAGAAGGCTTATTGGTTAAAAAAATATAAAGTTTATGAGGAGTTGTAGTGGAAGAATTTAAGTTATCACAAAAGTTTATAAATAAATATAAAAGAAAAAAGCCCCCATTTGGTTTTAATGGTTTAGGTGAATTAGTTTATATGAGGACATATTCTCGTATTAAAAAAAATGGTAAAAATGAGAGATGGTGGGAAACTATTAAAAGGGTTGTAGAAGGCACTTATTCTATGCAAATGAATTGGATAAATCAACATCAATTAGGGTGGAATCCGTGGCAAGCTCAGAAGTCGGCTCAAGAAATGTATGATAGAATATTTACTATGAAATTTTTGCCACCTGGCCGAGGACTTTGGGCTATGGGAACACCAATCACCGAAGAAAAAGGCTTGTACGCCGCCCTTAACAATTGTGCATTTGTATCTACAGGTACACTCAAAGAAGATTACGCAAAACCATTTTGTTTTCTTATGGATGCATCAATGTTAGGTGTAGGAGTTGGTTTTGATACAAAGGGTGCTGGTGAAATTATAGTCAAAGGTATAAATAAAAGTAGACAAGAAGAAACATTTGTCATTCCAGATACAAGAGAAGGTTGGGTAGAATCTTTAAGATTGTTATTAGAAAGTTATTTCCATGAAACTGCATCTATAGTTTTTGATTATACAAAAATTAGAGCAGAAGGTGAACCAATTAAAGGTTTTGGTGGAGTATCAAGTGGACATGAACCACTAAAAGAAATACACAAAGATATTAGAGAAGTATTAGAAAGAAATTCAGGAGAACCTATTTCAGTTACTACGATCGTAGATATAATGAACCTAATTGGTAAATGTGTAGTGGCAGGGAACGTAAGACGAACAGCAGAGATTGTGTTTGGTGATGCAGAGTCAGAAGAATATTTAGATTTAAAAAATTATAAAGTAAATAAACATAGAGAAACTTATGGATGGACTTCAAACAATTCAGTATTTGCAGAACTTGGTATGGATTATACTGATATTTGTAAAAGAATTACAGATAATGGAGAACCAGGGTTAGCGTGGTTAGATAATATGAGACATTATTCTCGTATGAAAAATGGTGGTGATGATAAAGACCATAGAGTAGCTGGTGGTAATCCTTGTCTTGAACAATCACTTGAATCATATGAGTTATGTTGTTTAGTAGAAACATTTCCATCTAATCATGAGTCATTAGAAGATTATAAAAGAACACTTAAATATGCTTACTTGTATGCAAAAACAGTTACATTAGGTAAAACCCACTGGTCGGATACGAATAGGGTTATGTTACGTAACCGAAGAATCGGTTGTTCAGTTAGTGGCGTTGCGCAATTTATCACAAAACACGGAATGGAAGAGTTAAGGAAATGGTTAGAAGATGGGTATGATACAATACAAGATTGGGATTGTATTTATTCTGATTGGTTTGCAATACCCAAATCAATTAAAACCACTTCAGTTAAACCAAGTGGCACAGTTTCCCTTTTGGCTGGAGCTACACCAGGTTTACATTATCCTGAAAGTCGTTTCTATATAAGAAGAATGAGATTGTCAAATCAGTCTGATTTAATAGAACCTTTGGAAAAGGCGAATTATCATATAGAACCAGCATTTGGTTCCGAGGATACTACTAAGGTTGTAGAAATTCCTGTTGATGTGGGTGAGGGGATCAGAACAGCTAACGAATTGTCAATTTGGGAACAATTTAGTTTAGCTGCATTTATGCAACGCCACTGGGCTGACAATCAAGTTAGTTGTACAGCAACATTTGACCCTGATACAGAGTCAACTGAACTACCACACGTTTTAAATTATTTTCAGTATTATTTAAAAGGTATTTCATTATTACCTAGATTAAATGGTGGTGCATATAAACAAATGCCTTATGAAGCAATAGATGAAAAAACATATCATTTTGAAGTTGAGAGACTTGGGTATTTAAGTTTTGTTGGAGTTGAAGGAGAACAAGCTGAAGTGGATAAGTTTTGTAATAACGATGTATGTGATATCCCAGGAGAAGAGTTTTATGAAGCATAAGTTAGAATATATATGGTTAGATGGTACAGAACCAACAACACAATTAAGAAGCAAAACCAAAATTGTATCAGATTTTATAAATGAATCTAGGTCAAATGTTTTAACAAAAACATCATATGGAGAAGCACCAATATGGGGATTTGATGGTAGTTCTACAAACCAAGCAGAAGGAAGTGATTCCGATTGTGTATTACAACCTGTTAGAGTTTATCGTAACCCATTAGAACCAGCTAGTTCTTTAGTACTTTGTGAGGTATGGAATGTAGATTATACACCGCATGAAACAAATACAAGAAACAAGTTAGTTGATATTTTAGAAAGTTTAAGTGAGGACCCAGAAGAATGGGTAGGGTTTGAGCAAGAATATACTTTATATAAAAATGGGATCCCTTTAGGTTGGCCAGAAACAGGAGAACCAGCAGAACAGGGAGATTACTATTGTGGTAGAAATGCAGGAGAAGGAATTATAACAGAACATACAAACGCTTGTATTGAAGCAGATATAAGTATCTGTGGAACTAATGCAGAAGTGATGTTAGGTCAATGGGAATATCAGATAGGAGCAGGAAGTTCTTTAAAAATGAGTGATGATTTATGGGTAGCCCGTTGGTTAATGGAAAAGATATGTTATAAGCATGGTTTAACAGTTTCATTAGACCCAAAACCAATAGAAGGTGATTGGAATGGAGCAGGTTGCCATACTAATTTTTCTACAAAATGGATGAGGCATGGAGTGTCAGGGTGGTATAGAGGAAAAAGATTAACTTCAAGAAATGTATCTGGAGATAAAAATTTGAGATCAGTTGATGGTGAAACTTGGGATGGTTTAGAAGAAATTGAGAAACACATTCCTGAATTGGAAAAAAATCATAAAGAACATATGGAAGTTTATGGAAAAGGAAACGAAAGACGATTAACAGGATTACACGAAACTCAAGCTATAGATAAATTTAGTAGCGGAGTTTCAAACAGAGGTGCATCTATTCGTATTCCTTGGCAAGTAGCTAAAGATAAATGTGGTTATTTAGAAGATAGACGACCATCAGCTAATTGTGATCCATATGAAGTTTCACAAAAATTAATTGAGACTATTTGTAAATAGTACTTGACTTGTATAGGGTTTTATTAGTATATTCACATATGTTAAATTGGAGAAATACATAGTTGTACCAAAACGTATATTTTGATGGAAGAACAATTCATCTTTGGGATGATAAATTAGGTTATAAGAAATTTTCTAATAAAAGATATGCTTATTTACCAAATAAAAATGGTAAATTTATAGCATTGGATGGTACTAGGGTCAATAAAGTTTTTAGATATGATAAAAAGGACTCTAACTTATATGAAAGTGATGTGCCCGCAGTTACTAGGGCATTAGTTGATAATTATACTCAAAGTGATGAGCCATCTATTGGACATAAAGTTATGGTGTTTGATATTGAGGTAGAAGTTACAGATGGATTTCCATCACCATCAAAGGCAGAAAATAAAATAACTTCTATTGCATTATGGGATAGTCTTACAGATGAATATTATTGTTATGTTTTAGATCCAGAGAATAAACTTGAGATTGAATCAGAAGACAGAGTATTAAAAAGTGGTAATAATACTATACTTGGTTATAAATCAGAAGTTGAGATGTTAAATGCATTTTTTGGAAAGTATTATGAGATAAGACCAACAATACTTACTGGATGGAATATAGATAACTTTGATATACCATATTTGTACAATAGGGCTACTCAATTACTAGGTTCTGAAATATCTAATTTATTATCACCAATCGGAATTGTAAAATATTCAGAATATAGACAAAAATTTGAGGTAGCTGGAGTAGCTTCTTTAGATTATTTAGGTATATATAAGAAATTTACACCTAATGAAGTTAGTAGTTATAGATTAGATAATGTGGGTGAAAATGAAGTAGGTCTTAAAAAAGTATCTTATGAAGGAACACTTAATGATTTATATGAAAATAATAGAAAGACATTTGTTAAGTATAACTTAAATGACGTTAAAATTGTTGTTGAATTAGATAAGAAGTTAGATTATATTGAAATATCACGTGGTATATGCCACATTGGTCATGTACCATATGAAGATATTTACGCAAGTTCTCGTTATTTAGAGGGGGCTATTTTAACTTATTGTAAAAAGAGAAATATTGTAGTACCTAACAAGAATCCGTATGGTAGACAACTGATGGGTCAAGATGATAAGTTTGCAGGAGCGTATGTACAGGATCCAATTAGAGGTAGACATGAATGGGTATATGATTTGGATGTAACTTCTATGTATCCAAGTGTTATTCGTAGTTTGAATATATCACCAGAAACCAAAGTTGGTAAAGTTTTGGGGTGGGATGCTGAAGAATTTATAAAGAAAGATAATGTAAAAACTTATACATTAATGAGTGGTAAAGAGGAAATTTGTAAATATAGTGAAACAGAATTAAAAAATTATTTGAATGAAACTAATGTTTCTATAGGATCTAATGGAGTGTTATATAGAATGGATAAAGAAGGATTGATTCCTGCTATTTTGTCACAATGGTTTGATACACGGGTAGAATATAGAAAATTAGCAAAGCAATTTCATGAAGAAGGAAATGAACAACAGTTTCAATATTATGATAGACGACAATATTTACAGAAGATTTTGTTAAATTCTTTATATGGAGTATTGGGATTACCTGTTTTTAGGTTTTATGATGTAGATAATGCTGAAGCTACTACTTTGACAGGACAAGAACTTATAAAATTTAGTAAAAAACTTGTTAATCTGTATTATAATAAAGAATTGGGAACAAAGGATGAAAATTATGTTATCTATATAGATACAGATTCTATTTTTGCATCAGCTACACCATTGGTTAAATCACGACATAAAGGAATTGATACTAACGCTGAAGCGATTATGACACAACATATTCTTAACATAGCTGATGAAATTCAGGGATTTTTGAATCAGAGTTATGATTTATTTGCTAAGAAATTTTGTAATTTAGATAAACATTATTATGAAATTAAACAGGAAGTTATAGCTAGGTCTGCATTTTTTATAGTTAAAAAGAGATATGGAATGCGAATTATACATGATTCAGGACGTAAAGTAAATAAAATTCAGGTTAAAGGGTTGGATACTGTACGTAGTAGTTTTGCGGTGGCTATGAAGAATTTATTGTCAGAAATTTTAGATGATATTTTAGGAGCAGTACCTAAAGAAAAGATTGATGAAAGGATTTTTACATTTAAAAAGGCAATGAAGGCTATGGATTATAATGAAATTTCATCACCAACTGGCGTAAAACGGATAGATAAATTTGAATGTAGTATTGATAGAGATAGTGGATTACCAGTAAATATTCCTGGTGGAAAATTGATTACTACATATTATGAAAAAGCTACACCAGTTCATGTTAAGGCTTCTATGGCATATAATGATATGTTAGAATATTATAATATAAAAAGATATCCTAAAATATCTAACGGAGAAAAGATTAAATGGGTGTATTTAAAACAAAATCCTTTAAATTTAAATACTATAGCATATAAAGGGTATGATGATCCACCTGAGATTTTAAAATATATAAAAACTTATATAGATGTAGACAAAATGTATAAGCAAGCTTTAAGTAAAAAAATTGATATGTTTTATCAAGCTATGAGTTGGGATAATCCAGTTGATAAAAGATATACTTTAGAGAAGTTTTTTTAAATTTTGAGAATGGTAAATGATATATATGTATATATACCATTTTAAATTAATAAATAACAAATAGGAGATGTAAAATAATGAATAAAGTACTTTTAGAAAGATTCATTAATAAGTATTCACTTGGAGATAGTGTACAATCAGTAATACTTACAATAAAAGATAATGTTTTAACTACAGAATTCATCACTCCCGAAAAATCACTTTTAGGAAAATTAGCATTAAATGATTTTCAATTTGAAGATATTGAATTGGGAATTTATAATACTGCACAATTTTCACGTATGTTAAATGTGTTGGGAGAAGATGTTAAGTTAAATGTATTGAGGTCTGAAGATACTGCGATATCTGTTAAGTTAGAGGATGTAAATGCTAGTATAAATTATATGTTGAGTGATAAAACGGTCATTCCTCAGGTACCAGAAATGAAAAATGTACCAGAATTTCAACTTACACTAGAGATTGATAGTAATTTTGTATCTAGATTTATAGCAAGTAAAAATGCTTTAACAGATAAAGAAACATTTACAATAGTTACAGATAAAGATAGAGAATCGTGTGATTGTATACTAGGATATTCAAGTATAAATTCAGATAGAATTACAATACCAGTTAATGTAGATCAATTTAATGATATGGATTTATTATCATTTAATGCAGATCTTTTTGGGAAAATTCTACAAGCTAATAAAGAATGTAGTAAAGGTAAATTAGAAATTTCTGCACAAGGACTTGCTAGAGTTACATTTAAGGTAGATAATTATCACGTAGTTTATAATTTAGTAGCGACACAAAGTGCGGACTAATCATATATACAATGTAGATTGTATAGAGGGTCTTAAAAAACATATATTAGATAATTCTATAGATCTTTGTGTTACTTCACCACCATATAATGTTGGTATAGAGTATGATAATTGGAATGATTGTTTAAGATTAGATGATTATATGCAATTTTCTAAAGATTGGTTGACAGAAGTTTATAGAGTTCTGAAACCAGATGGGAGAATTGCAGTTAATATTCCATATGAAGTTAATATGAAAAAACTTGGGGGACATAATAGAGTTTACATATCATCTGAATATCATCAAATGATGAAGGATATTGGTTTTGGTTTTGGTGGAATTGCAGATTTGGTTGAAAAAGCACCTCAAAAAGTAAAATATTCTGCATGGGGCAGTTGGTTATCAGCGTCTGCTCCTTATATGCACAATCCAAAAGAATGTGTATTGATAGGTTATAAAGACCAATGGAAAAAGTTAGAAAAAGGTGAATCTTACTGGACTGATTCAGATGAAGATAAAAAAGGATTTATGGAAGTTGTATCTGGATTGTGGAATTACTTTGCAGAAACTCGTGGAATGACAGAAGCAAATTTTAGTCTTGATATACCAGTTAGGGCTATTAAATTTATGACATACAAAGATGATATAGTATTGGATCCATTTATGGGAAGTGGTACTACAGCAGTAGCATCAACAAATTTAGATAGAAAGTATATAGGATTTGAAATTTCAAAAGATTATTGTAAGATAGCAAGGTCTAGAATTTTAAAAGAAAAAATAAAAATAGAAACTGCAGAGAAGGGATTTGAATTTTGGAAATAGAACATCACGGTATTTGGAATGAAAAGTATCGACCGACTTCTTTGGATACTTATATCGGGAATGAACATTTAAAGTCTAAAGTTAGGATTTTTATAGAAACAAATGACCCGCCTCATTTATTATTTTATGGAAGGGCAGGCACAGGTAAGACTACACTTTCAAAGATTATTACAAAGTCTATAGATTGTGAATGTTTGTATATAAATGCATCTGATGAGAATAGTGTAGATACTGTTAGAGATAAAGTTAAAGGTTTTGCGTCTACATTAGGATTTCAGTCGTTAAAAGTTATAATATTAGATGAGTGTGATTATATCACACCAAATGCTCAAGCAGCATTAAGAAACCTAATGGAAACATTTAGTAGACATTGTAGGTTTATTCTAACTTGTAATTATGTAGAGAGAATTATAGACCCAATACAATCTAGGTGTCAATCATTTCAGATAGTACCACCATCCAAAAAAGAAGTGGCAGTACATTTATCTGAAATATTAACTAATGAGAATGTAAAATTTGAAGTGGATGATATAGCTACAATTATTAATGGAGCATATCCAGATATAAGAAAGGTTATAAATACATCACAAAGACAGGTTGTAGATGGTATTTTACGGATGGATGCTAGAGAGGTTATTTTAAATGATTATAAGTTACAAATATTAGAAGTTTTAAAATCAAGTAAATCTAAAAAAGAAACATTTAGTGAAATACGACAAATATTAGCGGACGCAAAGGTTACAGACTTTGCAGATTTTTTTAGATTACTATATGATGAAGTTGATAATTATGGTAGTGGACATATTGCCGAAATTATTTTATTGATAGCTAAATATGAACAATCAGATAGTCAGGTAGTTGATAAGGAAATCAATGCTATGGCTATGTTAATTGAAATATTACAGGAAATAAGATGAAAGATGAAAAGTATTGGGGTGAAGCTCCTATTAAAAAAATACCTAGTAAAAAACGAGGTGGTGAAGGCGATTATAAACATATAGCAGTAATTGAAAATAAAATTTATTTTTATGCAGGAGTAAATCGCGATAGTGCAGTAGAACTTAATAAGAAAATTGGAGAGTTACAATCTAAAAGTTTTACTTTAGCTAATAACTTAGATATTGAACCGCCAGGTATGCATTTATATATAAATTCTGGAGGAGGGTCGATTACATCAGGTATTTCATCAATGGATACTATACTGAGATGTAAAGTTCCTGTTTATACCTATGTTGATGGTTTTGCTGCAAGTGCTGCAACATTCCTTTCAGTAGTAGGTCATAAAAGATTTATGAGTAGACATTCTTATATGTTGATTCATCAGTTATCTACAAATTTTTGGGGTAAATATTCTGAGTTCGAAGATGAGAAACAGAATCTTGATTTGATGATGGAAACTATTAAAAGGGTGTATAAGAAACATACAAAAGTTCCAATGAGAAAAATAGATGAAATTCTGAAACATGATTTGTTGTGGGATGCTAAAACTTGTTTAAAGTATGGATTAATTGATGAGATAATTTAATGTTTTATTGTTTCGGAGACAGTTGGGGTGAAGGTGCTGAGTTAAAGGAAGATGAAAAACCATTTGTTCATTGGTTAGCAAAAGATTTAGATGAATCATATAAAAATTTTTCATATGGAGGCAATTCATATCCCAAGATAGTATCTCAGATATTTGATAACATTCATAAGATTAATAATAAAGATATTGTATTAATAGTTATTCCACCCGATATACGATGGATGGAAATGGAAGGAAATAGTGGATTTAGATCTTGGACAGTCGATGATGATCCAGAACGATATATGTCTTGGTTAGGTAATAAAACAAAAGTTTGGTTTAGATACCACTCTAGCCTATTTACATATACTATTCAATCAGCATTAGATAGTATTGGTTGTAAGTATTTATTTAT